GACGAGGTTGGTGGACTCGCGACCAATGTGCTGCCATCTGACAGACCTAATGACATCTACGGGGAAGTCGCTAGAGTCGCAATTGGAAAATTACATGCATGTGATTCTGACGATAAGTCAGTGGCTGACAAGTTACTTAAACTCGGCATTACTAGGAAGACGACTAAGCGCTCAGTAATGACTCTACCGTACGGGCTAACTAAGCATAGTTCCTCGCAGTATATCGGTGATTGGTTACACGAGAATCATGAGGTACACTTTCCTACATTCACTGAGTTCAATCAGGCTAAGCAGCTACTGAATTCTGTCGTATGGGATAGTATTGGTGAGGTCGTTAAAGCTGCTAGGGAAGGTATGGATTGGTTACAGGACGTAGCTAAGCTGGCAGGGAAAGAGGACACAGCTCTTGTATGGACATCCCCGTCAGGATTCCGTGTGTATCAGAGAGACTTGAAGTCAAAAGTACGGAGAGTTAAGTCTGCATTAGATGGGGTATCAAACTATAATATCCGAGAGTTCACGGATCAACTGGATACTCAGGCGCTTAAGAATGGATCAGCACCTAATTATATTCACTCTATGGATGCAGCACACCTAGTACTTACTGTACTAGAAAGTAACGGGATAGATAGTTGGCAGATGATACATGATGATTTCGGGTGTCATGCATGTGATATCCCTGAATTACATAGGGCGATTCGTATTGCCTTCTACAAAATGTATGATGGTATAGATCGGCTGGCTGCATTTGCCGATGAGATACATACAACGTTAGATGCAGATCTCCCGGACAGACCTCAGATGGGAACAATGCGAGTAAAAGACGTACTAGATTCCGAATATTTCTTCGGTTAGTTACATTAAGTTGCACTATAGGAGAACATTATGCTTACAAAGCTTATGTCTATTGTAAATACTTTATTGGTTGACGACTCAGATGACTTAGAGTCTGCAACAGTTAAAGAGCTGGAGAGTCAGCCAACTTTTTTATATAGTAAAGAAACCCTAGATCACTTGAAAAGAATTTTTCCTGTATCTATGTGGACAGATAGTACTAGTATAGAACAGTTAGCATACAATGCAGGACAGCAGAGTATTATACAATACATAGAAAATAGATTAGGTAAAGAATCTCTAAAGGTAATTAATCATGTTAGTACTTAAAGAGTACAAAGCAAGAGATATAAATACAGTAATACAAAACAATTATCTAACAACAGAAGAGATTAATTATTATCTAACAGAATGTTATCTAAGAACATTTATAGATATAGAACTTAATAATATAATAGCAATAGGTATGGTAACTCCTAATGGAGAAATAGGATTACTAACTAATAATATACCTAGTAAGTATATAAAGAAGTTCTATACTCTACTAACTATATTCGCTACTGAAGCATTTAACTTTAGTAATAAGAATATATTATATACAGGTATTAAACCTACGGATAAATATACCCGCTGGATAAAATACCTAGACTTTACTAAGGCACCTATAACTAGACCTGCTCATGCAGAACGTGGGTGGATTACATACGAGCTACCATTACGGAGATGGGTACATGAGTAAAGCAGTAGAATTAATTAAAGAGGGTGGTAAGTCTTTAGAACGTACCGCCAAACGTGCCGTAAAAGGTGATGTAGATGACATAGTGGCATTAACCTCCTTAGGCGGTACTAAGCTGCTAGAGAGCGCAGGTAAGCAGTTACATAAACCATTCAAGGCACCTGATCCACTACCTACACCGGGACTATCGCAGGCGAATGTACAGGACGCTGCCCCAGATGTAGATCTAGCATTCACTGAAGCATCTCGTAGGACTTCAGGTCAAGCAGTAGGTACACGTAAACTTAGGATTCCATTAGGTGGTCTACGATGAGTGAGACTATAGAGCAATTATACGATAAACTTGCAGGCGAGCGTGATACACTTGTCACAAGGGCAGAGGAGTATGCTCAATGGACTCTTCCTACAGTATTCCCTAGAACAGGGCATGATGAATCCGATGAGCTACAGAACGACGTACAGTCCTTCGGTGCTCAGGCAGTTAATCATTTGAGCAATAAGCTGATGATCGGTTTATTTAATCCGTCTAAGTCTTTCTTTAGGTTAGATGCCACGGATGAGTTCATGACTGAACTTGCTCTACAAGGTATTTCTGAGGAGGTGATCCAATCTGCACTTCAAGGCGCGGAACGTGAGTCCGTTAAAGAGCTTGACCGTCTTGGAGCACGAGAACCGTTTACTATGTTGTTACAGTTACTAATCATAACAGGTAACGCGCTACTGCATTTCCCACAAGATGGGGACATTGAAGCGTATAGTATGCGGAACTATGTAGTCAAGCGGGATGTTAAGGGATTCCCTTATCAGATCATTCTATGCGACTCCAAGAAGCTAGAAGCCTTTCCTGTAGACATACAAACGAAGCTCCTCAAAGATCCTAACAATGACAAGGATCAGGACGTTAAGTTATACACTGACATAAAATGGGACTACAGCCTCAAGAAGTACTATGTTAACCAGTACGCTGAGGACATAAAGCTTACTGATGATACGACTCAGGGTGTATATACTTTAGAGAACTGTCCGTATGTCCCTCTTGTTTGGAAACTTGTACGAGGTCAGAACTGGGGTAGAGGTTTAGTAGAGGACTACGCAGGAGACTTTCACTCCCTATCAAGTGCAGAACGTAGCTCACTTGAGATCGTAGGCATCATCGCTCAGGTTAAGGGTCTAGTTAATCCAGCCGGACTTACTGATGTCAATGAACTGAATAGTACCGTTAATGGGCAATGGTGCAGTGGTAGACCCGACGATGTAGAGATGCTAACCTTTGACAAGTTGCATGACAAGCTCGCTGCACTAGAGGCATACATTGAGAAGAAGGAGCGTAGGCTCTCTAAGGCGTTCTTAATGGATGCAGCGGGTGTCCGTGACGCAGAACGTGTAACAGCAGAAGAGATTCGCCTAGTCGCCAGAGACCTAGAGATGTCTTTAGGTGGTGTATATACACGACTTGCTCAAACATTCCAGCTACCGATAGCACGTCTCCTCCTACAGAAGATCGACTTCAAGATCAAAGGAGAGAAAGTTGAACCTATTATCACTACTGGACTCAGTGCTCTATCGCGGTCAGGAGATCTGGATTCATACAGACTCTTTACACAGGATGCTAGTATCCTTGCTACATTAGACCCTGAGGTACGAGCTGAGCTAAGTATCCCCAGAATACTGAACTTCATTGCAACGAATAATAATTTTGATATCCAAGTTGCATTCAAAACAGATGAAGAGAAACAGGCAGACCAGCAGGCACAACTTGCATCTCAAGAACAAGAAGTTCAAGATGAAGTGCGTATGAAGGCGGAGCCTGAAATGATTAAACAAGCACAATAGAACCGGAGCATAATAATGACTGATTTAAGCGACGTTACTCCAGCTAATACTAATCCAATGCCAGAAGCACCTTCCTCGTCCGGAGTACCGGAGGATGGTGTAGTACCGCAGGTAGAACAAACCCCGGAGCAATCCCCAGAGGTCACTGAGCCTGCGGCAGAGGATACACCTAAACCTGATACACAGATACCTGAAGTGCCGGACACACCTATCGAGTCAACAGGTAATGAGTTCATTGATGGATTACTGACTGAATTCAAAAAGAATGAAGTCGATACTGATAAACTGTTCGGTAAGTTCTTTGAGTCAGGTAATGAATCTGATATTGATCTCGCCTACTTAGAAGAAAAGGTAGGAAAGCTTGCAGCACAGGGCTTAATTGCAGGGGTAAAGGCAGAGAACGCTAAGCTAGACGCTAAGGCAGAATCAGATGCTAAGACCATCTACGATGCTGCTGGCGGTGAGCAGATGTGGCAAGGTATCTTAGATTGGATAGCTTCAGGTGACTCAGGACTAACTAAGGAAGGCGGTGAAGCCTATAACCGTATGTTATCTGAAGGCGGTGTACAAGCAGAATTAGCAGCAAAGGAATTAAGTAACATGTTTAAACAGTCTCCCGGTTTTACACAGAATGCAGATTTACAACAGGCTGACCAAGTGGCACAGCCTCAAGGAATTGAACCTATCTCTAGACAACAGTATGTTGAGGAACTAGATAAAGTGGTTCGCACTAGTGGGGAATTCTCCCCAGAAGCAGAGGCTTTGCACAAACGTAGAGAGTTCACTCTTCGACAAAGTGCGGCTTAAATGAACGTGGAGCTAAGAAGCAATTCATAAGCAACACAACTAAGAGGAAAATTCTATGGGTTATCCATCAGATTCAACTGGTCTATCACGATCAGGTCAACAACTTGCGCCTACTGGCAACGCATCTACAGTCAACCCACTGCACATTGAGCAGTACGGTGGTCAGGTAGAGGGTACATTTGCTAAGAAGTCCTTCATGCGATCTTATGTGAATATTAAGTCTGTACGTGGTACGGATACAGTCACTAATGATCGTGTTGGTGAAGCTACTTTACAGAAGGTAGTACCGGGTGTCCGTCCTGATGCGTCAGTAGCACAATTCGACAACGTGAAAGTTAAAGTAGATACTATCGTACTTGCACGAAACAATGTAGCCCTACTTGACGACTTCCAAGCACACTACTCAGTTCGCTCTGAGCTAGGTAAAGAACACGGTAAGACTATCGGTAAGTTCTTCGATGAGGCATTCATTATTCAGGCTATTAAGGCAGCGCTAATCGTAGCGGCTCCAGATAACCAGAATCCGGGTGTAGGTGAGACTGCGTTACCTCCGGGCTGGTTCGGTGGTACTCAGGTAACGTTAGCTGCCGCAGGTGACGAGACTGATCCTGATTTGCTCCAGAAGGCAATCGAGGATGTCTGTCAAGGTATCGAGGAGAAGGATGTAGACCTAGATGGTGCCGTAATCATCCTAGGCCCTGCTGAGTACTACACGCTACTCCGTAATGACCGTCTGATCAACTCTCAGTACTCTACTGGTAACGGTGACTACGCTAATGGTACTGTACTGAAGTCTTGCGGTATTCCGATTGTGAAGACTAACCGTATTCCTTCAGCAGCCATCTCAGGCCACTTCCTGTCTAATACAGGTAACGGTAATGCCTATGATGTATCTGCTGCGGAAGCTAAGACTAAGGTGCTTGTAATGCTACCTAAAGCATTGCTTGCCGGTGAGACTATTCCATTGACTTCTAAGGTCTATTACATGGACTCTGAACTACAATGGTTCATTGACTCATACCTAGCATTTGGTGTTAC